TTTTATTAATGAAACAGGTTCACGATTAGCATATAAATTACCAACCATTAATAAAATTGCATGTTTAATACTAATAGGAATTTCAGTTCCATCTACACTATTATCAGCAAATTCTTTATTTCCAATAGTAACACCAGAACTATCAACCCAAGTATTATTATTACATCTATTCTTAATAGATACAAAAGCAACATCAATTAAAGATGAAATATATGTATCATCTTCAGTAAAATACGATTCAATGTTTAAGTGCTTTTTAGCCTCCGCAAGTGTTACTATGTACATTTCTTCTTAATTTTTTTTAATAAGTGGTGATGTAATAATACATCACCACTTTTATAAGTTTATATGTTGATCTATTGGTTACGATAATATTGAACCAATAGCAAAGGCGCCCGTTATTCGTGGCTTAGCATCAAAATAAGCATTAATAACTAATCTTATATTACCATAAGCAGCCTGTGTAACAGTATCAACTGTTAAATCAATAGTTCCCCATTGACCAACAATAAATTGTGACCAGTCACCAAATATAATTCCAGATTCAGTACCACCAGAATAATTAGAAGTTAAACCAGAAATAGTATCAATAACACTATTAGTTACAAAAACTTTATAACCATTCATTTCACCACCTTCTAAGATAAATATACCAGCATTGGTAGATTTAGCTTTAGATTTCAAATATCCACGACCTTTTGCACTTGTGATATAAGAAGCAGTTCTAAAATCTACATTAGAAGCACCAACTGCAGTTTCTAATGCAACTACATTAGACCAACTGGATGCACCATAATTAGTTAAAGTTCCTGCGAAAAATCCACCAGGTTGTGTAGCAGATGCAGCAGCACCACTAAAAATAGTTCCTTCAAGCTTATCAGCTATAGAATTAACTATATCACGCATTAACATCGCTTCAGCATTAACAGTATCTTGAACCAAGAATTGTTTAGATATATCAATAAAGGTTGTTAATCTTTTTGGACTTAATGTTACTTCAGAAGTAGCACCAGCACCATCAACAGCAATAACTGTTTCACCTTTCCAAGATGCAGTAGTTCCAGCATATGCAGGAATACTAACATCACCTTTTAAACCTGTTAAAAAAGTAGCACCAGCTTGCACTAATACCATTCTATTTCTTAAAGGTTCAATCAAACCAGCTTTTTCTTCACTAATGAAGTCTTGACCCTGATTATCTGTTCCAGCAACAATAGTTGAACGATTTTCTATTTCTAAATTTATCGTATCACCATTTCTTGCTTCTTTTAATTTTTCAAATAAAAAAAAGTTTTTTTCCATATTTTTTACATTATTTTTTTTGTTGATTTCAGTTCTAACAGCCTTTTTATCTTCTGTTCGTATGTCTTCAATTTGTTTGTTAAGTTTTTCAACTTCATCCTTAATTTTTTTAAATTCAAGGTTTTCGTCTTCATCCATTTTTCGCTTTTCAGTCTTACATTTACTTGCAAAACCTTCAAGTTCTTTTAATTTTATATCGCGTTTATCCACGATTTCAAGTAAATTCATAATCTTTTACATTATTTTTTAAGTGCTTCAATACTTTCATCTAATTCGTTGAAGTATTCATCTAAATTTTCTTCAACTACAGGTTCACTATCCATATCAATATCATCATCAGGTTCCATTGTTGTCGTTGGTAATAATTTCAATTCAGGTTCACATGTTGTAGTTGGTAAAGCATTAAATTCAATTTTTATATCATCCAACGACCTTAAAGCAACCGTTGTATCTGAATATGCTGGCCTGTAAACAGGACTTACATCATATATCTTATCAAATTGTGTAATACTTCTTATAAAACTATCACCACGCTTTTCCCACTTCTGACCACCATCAGCAACAGTAAAAGCAAAACTTGAATTTCTTAAATCACCCCTATTAATTGCATCAAAAACTTCATCCCCAACAGGTGTTTTTGGTGCTGAAAATGAATATTTTACACCTTTTTCATCAATTTCTAAGCCTAAAGTGCCTTTTCCAGCTGTATTTCTTGCTAAAACCTTATCATCATCGTGATTATATAAAGCAAGAACATCTGAACGTTCCAACACACCATTTACTGATTCAGGTAGTATAACTTCTTTAAAACCTCCCAAATCATTAGATTCTTGATTAAAAAGTATAGCATAACCTTCAATTTTTCTTGTTTCAGGCGCAATTCTAAATTCTGCACCATCAATTGACCTTATTTCTTTCATTTTTTATATTTTATTTTTATAAAGATTCTTCAAACGAAACACTAACACTATATCCATAAGCAGGTATATTAGTCATTCCAAGATAAACACTACCTGTTAAATCTTCCATAGCACTATATGAATAATAATTATCAGCATCACCTACTATATATCCTATTCCTATTTCTGTTGAAGTCCAATCAAATAACTGTGCAAATATCTTTATAGTTTTATTTTGATTACAAGCAATCATTCCTATATCAAAATAACCAGTTGTCCAGTTCATACCTTCAGAACCTTCTTGTACCCAAGGCGATGGTAAAGAATAATATAATACTGTTGCAGTCTTAACTTTTATATGTACAGTTGCATCATCAACATTAGGACATCTATATAAAACTGCTGATATTATATCATCCCAAGCAGCTATAGTTCCAACTTTTAAATAACTTTTTAATGTCCAAGTTTTATCAAGTGTAATTGTATCAATAGATTGTGCATCTAAATTTGCTACTTCACTTAATGAAGATATAGCAGTTTCACCATAAGCCATAATATTAGATGAACCATCAAATGCAACTAAAACAATACCATCAGCACCTTCATATTTTACTTCACCAATAGTAATATCCGATATAACAGTAGCATAACTACCAGAATTTATCCATACATCAGCTTCTGCATTTGCTTTTCCACCAGTTGTCCAACCAGGTGTAGTAGCTGTATGATTATATCCAGCAAAATCACCCATTGTAGCACCAGTAGGTTTTGAATTTACTAAAACCGCTGAAAAATCACTACCACTAACACTTCTAACTGTTGGCCCAAAACCAGACCAAACATTAACTTTATCTTCACGACAAAGATTCCAAACATCAGTATATGCTGAATTTAATTCTGTTTTTATATCAGATACTTGAATATTTGTGCATATTAAATCATTTCCACTAACAGTCATATTAGCCTGTTCAGGAATATCAGCCCTTGTTTTTAATTGTGTTGCTGTAAAACCCCTATATTTAGTTATAGTTTTAGCCATATCTTACTTTAATTTATTATCAATTGAACTGTTTTGATTAACAATTAAATTATTTGCTTCTTGTAAATTAGTAGAAATGAAGTATTTATCACCACCTTCACCTTCATTCTTTGGTAAATTCAGCGCCTTAGCTACATAATTTGCATTAACTACACCTATACTAAATAACTTTGTGTAATAATCAGCTTCTGATTGTTTATCAGCCCTTAATAAGTTAGATAAATCAAATCTTATTTCAAGTGAAGTTCTTTGACTTGGAAGTATAAGCTTCCTTACAAATTCATTTTCAAGTTTTTCTATAACAGGTAGTAATGTAGTATTCAAAAAATCTAACTGTGCATTTTCAATGTTGTTATATGTAGCTTTTGTATTATCAAATAATAAAATTGGATTAACATTAAAAAATCTTGCTATATCCAATACATTAAAGCTTCTTGTTTCTAATAATTGTGAATCACGGGGAGAAATATTTAAAGTTTGTAGTTTAATATCACCAGCACCACCCATAAATACTAATCCATTTGGATTTCCTGTATTTGTATTTGAAGCATTTTTAAATTTTGCTATTAAATCTTGTTCTTGTTTTGGTGTTAAAGGTGCTGTTGTACTTAAAAATCCAGCTGCATTTGCGCCACCTTGAAAATAATTTGCAGCATGAACTTCACTATTATATGATAATTCTAACGAATTTGAAGCATAACTAATTGTGGACATACCATATAAACTATTTGATTGTGGATAATTCTTTATATGTATCATATCAGCAGAATTAACCAAACCCATACCACCTGATATCATATATTTTAAATCATTCTTTAATAATGATATATTTACCATATCAGGATTAACAAAATATAATGAAGTTATATTAAAATTCTTATCACGATTGATTTTTATAAACGCATTACCACGAAGCAATACAGATCCTATAATTTGTTTGAAGAATTCAAACCTTGACATTAAAGGATTTGGTTCATAACCAAGTATAGAATATAATGGATGATTAACTGATTCCTTTTTAAAACCATCTTCATCAACTTCATATACCTTCATCTGTAAAGATGCAATAGCATCACCTATTAAATTAACAGCCCTATAACAAGCTGATAATGTTAAAGCTTTAGAAGATTGATAATTTGAATACGAACCATAAGATATACCACCATACATAGGATTATAAACTTCTGATAATCTTTCTTCTGCTATTTTTTTATTTCTTTTTATTTCTAATCCAAGAATTTTCATATTATATTCTTTTTTTTTTATATGATTGTGATATTATAGTGGGGTTGATTAAGCCAAGTTCCAAGTGCCATTAACATAGCAATTATACCATCAATCTTCTTTTCCTTTTTACTTTTATCAGGCTTAATGTTTCCATTCATATCAGTTCTTAAATAAACATTACTAAACATCCATCTTGTAATTTCATTATTATCTATAACTACCTTACCCTGTAATAATAACCTTTCAAGTTCCTTTGTTGGTCTATTGAAATTTCCAATTGCTTGTGAATAAGGTTCAAGTGTTAAATAATTTTCTGTTGCACTTATAGCAAATTGTGTAGCGTTCCAAGTATCATAACTTAACTTACTTATAAAATACTTCTGCTTTACTTCTAATATTTCTTTCAGTATAAAATCATAATCAACTACATTACCCGGCATTAATGTTAAATTACCTTTATTATGCTGTATCTTATAATATTCTTTATCTTGGGAACTATTCAATGATTCTTCTGGTAAATAATACTTTGTTATAAAATGATACTTTTCTTCCTTCATAAACATATAACTAACTGCTGTTATATCTGTTGTTGAACTTAAATCAACACCAACAATCAATTCCGTATCATCTGGTTTATCTATATCTTCAAATGTTATATTCTTACTTGCATCTAAAATATATTTATCACTTATCCAAGTTGTTAAAGTATCACACCACATATTTAAATTCTTGGTCTTAACACCAGTTTCTAAACTTATATTATTCTTTGCTTTATTAATTTCATCCCTTAAAAAACTACTTTTAATAGTTACATTTAAATTAGGATTTGATTTTATCCAGTTCTTTTGATTTGTATAATCATCATTAGTATCTAATGAAAAAATTGCTATAAATGTTGAATCATCTTCTTTTAATCCTTCAATAACTTCTTTTGCAGTAATTCTTAAATCATAACAGGGTGATTTCTTATTAAATCCAGCAGTAGTAATAACTATAAATAAAGGTTGTTCACGCATCCCTTGACTGGATTTTAATACATCATATACATTTGAACTTTTTGCTGCGTGATATTCATCTAATATAACACACGAACAATTCAATCCATCTAACTTACTTGAATCAGAAGCAACTACTTTAACAATACTATTTAAATACTTTACTTCATTCCTATATGGCTTAATGTATTTACCTTTTGTATCTAACTTCTTAGCAAAATTTGATACTGCTGTAAAACATATCTTCGCTTGTTCCCTTGCATTTGCTGCTAAAACTACTTCTGCATTTGCTTCACCATCTGCTATTAATGTATATAAACTAATTGCTGCTGCTAATGCTGTTTTACCATTCTTTCTTGCTACTTCAATATATGCATTATTAAATCTTCTAAGTCTTGTTGAAGTAATGAACCATCCGAATATATTTGATATAATGAAAGTTTGCCACGGTTCTAATATAAAATTCTTATTATCATGCTTACCTGTAAAATGCTTTAAATGTGATATAAATGTGATTGCATTATTAGCCTTTTCAGTATCAAAATAAATATCTTCCCTTTTTAAATCATTTTCAAATCTTGTTACAGCCTGTTTAATTTCTATTCCCGTGGCAATCTTTCCTGATTTAACATCATCAATATATTCATATAGATTATTAATCATTATCGTTTTTCAACTTTTAAATCCTTTAACAATAAAGTAAAAGGATCTTCTTTATCTTCTATAACTTCTTTTTTTGCTTTTCTTGATTTTGGTGATAAATACAAACTATCTATTAATTTAAATAATTGTTTCTGCGCTTCAAGTTGATTTTTAAATGCTGGATTAATTACAGTCCTAACCTTACCATTTGAATCAGTCTGTTGTATTGTCTGACCATACTTCTTTACATCTTTTACTGATTCATTATATTGTGAATAAGTTGTTTCTAATAACAATAAAGTAATTTCATCTTTTGGGGTATAAATATTTTCATCTATTAAATACTTCCTTATATCATTTATAATTTTTGCACGCGCCATACATATATATTATTTTTTATCAACAGCCCTATATATACTATAGCACAAAATCCTTCTAAATGGGACCTGTTTTTATAACTATTTGATGGTTAGGACAAAAAAAATTTAATTTTTCACATTTGGTGTGCAAGGCTT